GTATTGTGATGGTACCCAGCTGAACGAAATTACGTTTGCTGAAGTGCGTGAGAACGCGAAAGGCTAATTATGAGTGATTATAATCCGGATAAATGGGTTGTGTTGGAGGTCTTCTATGAAAATGGTGAAGTAGAAAACCGAATCCTAGCCAGCTGGTATGGTGGTTATGCTGGATCTGATTCATGGAAACTTGGGACTGGTATTCAGTCACATGAGCATCGCGGTCCAGTCTATTCATTCACTGGAAGTAGTGGGTCTACATACTATTGCCACGAATCCGATTATGGTATGTCATCCTACGCGATGAGTATCTTGGCGAGCCTCGGTGATAAGGCTCGTCTCCTGACCGAAGAAGAAGTGAAAGTGTTGTATGTCTAAAATCAAAATACCAAAACTGATCTATGTCGTTTCTCAGGATCGACCAGAAAATGAGTACATCGAGGATGATTCCGCCGATGGCTATCATTATGTGAAGACCGATCATCAACTGGGATTTCTTCACCGGCATGATCCGAAGTTGAATGCAGACCAGAATCTGAAGAAAACTCAACACGATTGGGCTTATATCGACTATTCCATGTACAACGTTCGATATGAAGAAACAGATGAAGGTTTCTTTATCGACTATGATGAACGCACCTGGCCGCATTCTGAGAAGCCGGGTGTTCGCAGTGAATTTGTAATGACCCATAAGAGGGAGAAGATCGAAGATCGATTGGCTCCGAAAGTTTGGGTCAATGAACCATTGGAAGGGTTTGAAGTTATCGACACCGTATCGCGATACCGTGGGAACAAGTTGTATCGCATCATGGACCCACGTGGGATTGAATTTGAAGTAACGACAGCGAGCATCTTCCAGATCATGACAGAAGGCACCATTTCAAAGGGTGTTATTCAAGGTCCATGTATCTGGAAGACAAATAAGAACTTGATCTTGGCATGAGAAAATTTCTAATCATCGGCAGCACAGCGTTGTATCACTGGTATGGTGGTACGAGAAATCCAAAGGATTTGGATATCATGTCTCCTGCGAAGATACATTGCTTTTCGCCAGCGACCCTGCTGGTTGAAACAAGCTGGAACGATGTGTTCAGTGAAATCGTGGAAATCAATGAGGACCCGGTTTTCATTGACCCGCATATGCTCATGACACTAAAGATGAGCCATATGCAATGGGACATCAAGTGGTCGAAACATCGCAATGACATGAGCTTCCTGCAGAGTACCGGCTTGAAGAAGAACGAGCGAATCTATCATGCACTCGTTGATCACTGGAATACCGTTCATGGTAAGAAGAAGGTTAACCTGAACATGCCAAAGGAAGAATTCTTCAACCGGCATGTGTCTCGGAAGTATGACCACGACTACTTGCACACGATCGTAGCGTTCGGTGTGGTTCCTCTTCATGAAACGATCAAGATCGCCGGCTCGGAAGTTATGCTTGATCACTCCAAGTTTATTTTACTTGATCATGAAACCAAGCTAAAATTGGCTATGGAAGAACTTCTTGTTGTAGCCATAGAACGAAATCAGCTGACTACAAAGTCCACGAAAGTGCAGAAGCTAATTGCAGTCGCCGAGGCCTACAAGAAGCTGGTTACCACGATGACGTCTGGTTGGTTTTGTGATTTCCTACTAGACTCTCACTATGAGCTGTTCCGCAAAAATCACTTTATTGACCACCTTAACGAATCCCTTTTGAAACTGGAGAATTGAATATGACCAACCTACAAACACTCGCTCACACTGATCTGAGCGCTTTCATTGAAGCCTTCTGCGCAGCACTCCCACAAGAATATACACCAGACGACCTCATGAGTGAAGAAGACTGGTATGTTGACTCTAGCGCATGCACCGGATTCGATCCTCTGGACCCACCATCCGAACTGAAATATATCACCGGGAAATATCGCCCGGCTACGATCGCTGGGTTGGTCGTCGATGGTTGCTTGATTATCAATGTACATGAAGAAGGTGGTTTCGAGGGCGGCGGTGACCATGCTGAGAAGATGTTTGGTATCTTTGCCGTGGATGCAGACCTGAACATCAATCCAGTTCCTCTGTCGTACTTCGCTGTCTACGGGTACTACGATTCATACAACGGGACTGAGTGGAACAACTATGACGAATGGAAGTTCGTCTCACCAAAAGCCAAGACTGTTATCGACTGGGTGTGATTCGTTTACTTTTATCTTTCGATGAGTTATAATTAACTCATGACAAGAAGTATTGGATGATACTGAAAAATGAAATGCGTTAAAATGAAATACTACTCAGACTACAAGAAGGCGCACATGCGTGAGAAGCGAATTCAAGACAATGTCTTTTTCTGCTCCGTTGTTCTAGGTGCCAGTTCAATTGCATTTGCATGCTGGATGCTATTCTTCTACGGAACCTGATCCCGTTTACTTTTATCCCCGCATAGGTTATAATAAATCTATGTTCAAAACGGTAAGTAAAAGGAATCAAATGAAAATGGTAGTTGAAGGTTGTGTCATTCGTTCTTATGACTTCGCTGGTTTCCTGGACCATTTCGTTCAGGGCACCGTGACAGCCGTTCGCGATGACTTCATTTACTTCACCGGTGAAGTAATCTGCCGAGATGGTGTAGAAGAAAAGGTTCAGTTCGGCAAGCGCAAAGAAATGCGCACCGTTCGTCAGGGTCTGATGTTCGCCGACGAAAAGTTCACTCGTGTGGAGGTTCTCTAATGTACACGTATACAGTTTCCTATGAACGTGTCTCTTCGTTCACCAAGAATTGGGTTACCATTGAATTTCCTACAACCGACGATGCTGTCGAGATCCACCGAGAAGTTCTGTCCGAGCTTGTTGAGCGCGGAGAAATCCGCGACCTGAAAATCAAAGAACTTGAGGTCATCTAATGGGATACTTTGTACGGGTCACTCACAGCACGACTGTGATTCCTCTGGCTGTTAAAGATGAAGTCCTGAAGATCTGGAAAGACCTGAACCACCCACGGTTCAATCATAAGAAGCTTGGTGGCGACGGTGGAAATAGCAAATGGTATTCCTGGATGGATGAGGACTATGATCTGACAGTCCAGAGCTGCGATGATGTATTATACATGCTCGGATTTCAATTCGAGGTTATCGCCGACGGCTCTATCCTGGTCCAAGGATATGACAACAAATCTGGTCAGGAAGAATTCTTCTTCAGTTCCGTTGCACACCTGATCGAAGGTGGGATGGAATGGGCTGGTGAAGACGGAGAAAAGTTCTCCTGGAAATTCGACGGTCAGCCTCGCCTATCATGAACTGGTATCAATCCATCTCGTTCGACGACTGTCAGAATATCAAGATGATATTCGCTAAATTGACTGAACATGGCTGGGTAATCCCTGAATGGATTACTGATCTGGAAAACAATATCCTGGAACGGGATAAACTGAAAGAAGATAAATGAGAGAACTAGCATCTATTGAAATTATCGTGAGCATCACCCCCATTGAAAAGGCTGATGCAATCGAAACCGCACGCGTCAAGAACTGGGACGTGGTCGTGAAGAAGGGTGAGTACAAGGTCGGCGATGCTGTCTTGTTCATCGAAGTTGACGCATGGGTGCCCACAGAGTTGGCACCGTTCTTGTCAAAGGGCAAGGGTGGGCGCGAATACAATGGCGTTCCTGGCGAACGGCTGCGTACAATCAAGCTTCGCGGGAAGGTCTCTCAGGGTCTGATCCTACCATACCCAAACACCTCTGCCATCGGCGAAGGTCAGACCCTATCTGAATACCTGAACCTGCAGAAGTGGGAACGAGCTGATACGGGTGGTGGATTGTCACGCGGCAACTTCCCTCCACAGATTTTCAAGTCTGATCAGGAACGTATCCAGAACCTTGGAGAAGAATTCTACGGGAAATATGTTGGTAAGGACTGGCAAGTCACCGAGAAGCTGGAAGGTTCTTCAATGACCGTCTACATCATCGATGGTGAGTTCGGCATCTGCTCAAGGAATATCGACCTGTTGGAAGATGAGTCAAGCCACTTCTGGCGCACTGTTCGGCGAGATAATATCGAAGTTGAAATGCGCGCCCTCGGGTTCAACAACATCGCTATCCAAGGCGAACTAATCGGACCGGGAATTCAGGGCAACATCTACAAGTTGGATCAACACGAGTTCTACGTATACGATGTGCAAACGTTCAATGATGGTCATCAATATTGCACTCCGAGGATAACTCGCACTATCGCTGAATTCCTGCACCTGCGAACTGTGCCCCTGTTGGAGGAATCATTGATTTTCAATGAGGGTGTCACGATTGACGAGGTTCTTCTGAGGGCAGATGGTATATCACGGGTCAACCCGTATGTGTTGCGCGAGGGACTTGTCTTCAAGGAAAATTCCACAGACCGTACCTCATGGAAAGCTATCAGCAATGATTACTTGTTGAATGAAAAATGATCTATTATCGAGAATGGATCACACAGAAACCAGCTGGAAACGGGTGGGGTGATAAACAACCCTACAAGTGGCAAGGCTGGTTTCTTTTCAGTGTAATTCCGTTGTATGTTCGACGCACGGGGAGCTAGATCTTGGGAATTATTTATAAAATGGTAGGAAATATACTGCTTTACATTAAAAGGAATGGGAGTTAAAATGACCTATCAACTTAAAGGAGTTACATGATTACAAATTTCCGCGAAACAGAACTTCAAATTATGAGAGCCGGTAAAGCCGCTGACCGGTCTCAGATAGAAAATATCAAGGGCATGCTCTTCGAGCACAAACGTGTTCTTGATTACATCATGTCCAGATTCCTTGACCAATTCGGTCCAAGGTTGGATGTACCTCGCAACGATGTGTATCACCAATTCGTTACTTCAAAGAATGACGAATACGCCAAGATCACTCGACTGGAACGTGTACTCCACGCATACAATGTCTCATAAACCTTTCTCCGTTGCCACGCAGGACAACATCATCAATTCCTCATATGATATGAGCGATAACCTGTTGTTCAGCGACGCAACAAGCTTCAGCCATTTCGTGGAAATGCATGCAGTCAATGAGGGTAAAACCTGCACACAAGTAATCATAGAGTATTGCGATTTCAAGGATATTGACCCTGAAGATATTTCAAAGCTGGTCAGCCCGTCTTTGCGTGGTAAGATTCAAGCTGAAATGATCGATGCCGGTCTGCTCCCATCACACACGCAACTAGAGGATTGAATGGAAGCCTACGCAGCCTGGAAGCTCCATCGAGCGGTCAGTCTACACCTAACGACTTTGAACTACGATCTCTTTGAGCACCGTGGTAGAACTCGCAACACCTCGAGATTATCATGGGAGAAATTCAATGCCAAATTCGCCTTCGAGGGTGTAGCCAAGGAATTCTCCAAGCCGAATGATGCCGTCCAGTTTTTCATAGCGAACATTGTGTACAGCCAGAAGGATGATGTGTACGATCAGTCAATCTCATGGGATAACTATCAAAAGTGGACCCGTGACAAAGAAAGCCTGACTAGATTTATCAGCGATGATATCTCGAAGTTGAGCCTGCCAGCCGACCTAGAAGGAATCGACGGTAAACCGCCGAGGCTTCTGATTGGCTATGTGACCGGTAACATACTCCCACAAACCGCTGTAGCAATAAATAAAAAGCACCAGTTTATCGACTCCTGGCTGGAGAAAGATTATTTTGGTTTGCAACGATATAGCGTTATAATAAAGAAGCTGGACCGTTTTGTAAAGTACAATCCGGATATCATCAATCAACTCATCTAACCCGAAATGAAACTGCAGAAGCGCGAAAAGAATCCTGAAAAGCGCCAGGAAAAATTGGCAGAAAGATCTATCCTTCAGCATAGGAAAGAAATCCGTGATCGAAAATATCATGTGATTGATGATGAAGAAGAAGCGGAGCTGGAAATCCTGGCTCAATATCTCAAAGGTAACAAAGGAAAATTATGACTGATGTGAAAGTGGAGAAGAAGAAGGAAAAGAGCTCGAAGAATGAGCGTCAGGTGTTCACCAGTTTGGTCCGGGAACAGATCGCGCCGTTCTACAACGTGGTATCAGCCGGGCTGACCGTGGAGTGGACGGACAAGATGAGCGAGGCAACCGCTGCGTACAAGACGGCTACGCTGCCGAAGCGTATCTGGCGGATCAACGGTCCGGATATCGCGCTGGTTAGCGCAGAAGGCTGATGGAAGAAGTTGATAAGGAATATCTTTGCCCATTCTGCCCCTATTCAGAAAGTGGTACATGGGTGGAGTTTTCCCTCTTTGATAAACATCAGTTCACCCATAGCAACCGCGACCTGAACGGTTGTGTAGAGCCGAAGTCAGTGGAAGATTTGAAGTCGCGCTTCCAGATACTTGGTCTCTGGGAAGAACGCGACGTGTAGTTTATTTGCTATTTCTAGGAAATGAACTATACTAAATAATCTGTTCATTAGTGAACAAGATACTCTAATAGAGTAATAAAACCAGTGCCTTGTGCGCTTTACAAACTATGCGGCTAGACCGTAAAAAGGAAGATATCATGGGAATGACTATTGCTGATCTGCGTAAACAACGCTCGACGGATTTCGGTGCAATTACTACTGCACTCAATAAGAAATCGGAGTACGCAAAAGATGATGAGGGTTTCTGGAAACCCGAACGTGACAAAGCTGGTAACGCTTCTGCTACCATTCGCTTCTTGCCAAAACACCCTGACGACGAACTGCCTTGGGTAGTCCTCTATACACACGGCTTCAAAGGTCCGGGTGGAAAGTGGTACATCGATAACTGCCGTTCGACTATCGGTGAAGAAGATCCTGTCAACGTGTTGAATCGTGCCGCCTGGAACGGTGGTGACGAGGATGACAAGAAGGCTGCTAAGGAGCGTAAGCGTAAGATGAGCTACATCTGCAACATCCTTGTTGTGAATGACCCTAAGCATCCTGAGAACGACGGTAAGGTGTTCCGTTACAAGTTCGGTAAGAAAATCTTCGAGATGATCATGGACAAGTGCCAGCCGACATTCGAGGATGAAAAGCCACTGAACGTTTTCGACCTCTGGGAAGGCGCGGAATTCAAGCTGCGTATGCGTCAGGTTGATGGTTTCCCTAACTACAGCACTTCAACGTTCAGCGATCCAAAACCGCTGGGTGAAGACGAGGCAATTCTGGCTGCAGTGAATTCTCAGGAACCGCTGAAGCAGTTCGTGGACCCATCGAAGTTCAAGAGCTACGACGAACTGGAGAAGAAGCTTCAGATGGTCATGAACGGTCAGATGACCGGCAATGCTCAGGAAACCCTGGCTAAGATGCAACAAGAGCCAGTCGCGCCTGCGCCAGCCCCAAAGGCCCCAAAGGCTAAGGCTGCTAAGACCGAGGAAGCTCCGGCTCCTGGGGGTAGTGATGACGACCTCGAGGATTACTTCTCGAAGCTGGCTAACGATGAATAAGCAGCAGCTTATCGAAGACTATACTGCGCTGTATCACAAGATGTTGGCGCAGAATAATCTAGAAGGAGCGAGCTCCTGTCTAGATAAGATAACCGCGCTGCAAGCTATCCCCGAGGCGAAGGTCTCGGACGATGGAAGAACTCAGCTGAACGGCTAAACGAAAAAAGGAACCTTCTGGTTCCTTTTCCATTGGTTAGTACGAAACGTTTCCTGCTAGGATACGGTTGTAAGTCGGTTCGCGCGTACGGATGTCTGGGCGAATAATAGTCATGTTTCTTGAATTGTTGTTGGTAATAACAGCTGGAGCCATGACCTTAGTATCCGCTGGCTTCGCCACATCAGACTTCAAGTTTTCAATCTCAGTGGTCGTACGATTCAGCTCTTTACGCATTTCATGACTGTATGGTGCGGTCTGTGATTTCGGTTGTATGATCAACTCAGGTGGTACGATAACACCTTGACCGGCAACCTTAGACGCTAGAGCGCGAGATACCATTTCACCCTTGGCTATCTTTGACTTGGCTAGTTCTACTTCAGCCTTCGAATCGGCGTCCTTCATCTTCTTATCCATATCGCCACCGAATGCTTTATGGAGGGCTGTACCGACAGTGTCTGTCTTATCGCCAGTGATAGCGCCAGCTGCTGGGTTCAGGATAAACTTGTTCATCAACATACCAGCGCCGACACCAGCTGCACCTGCTGAGCCAACACCAAGTGCGCCCATAGCCATACCACCCATACCACCCATTCCAGCTGCTAGACCGCCTAGTCTACCGAGACCAGGAATCTTCTTGAGTAGTTTGTCCTTCAAGCCACCCTTGAGCAAATCCATGATTCCGTTGCCTTCCGGCTTCTGCTCTTTGATCTTTTCCTTGTGTTCAACCTTCTTATCCTGCTTCTTATCCTTATTATCAGCTTCGAATTTGTCTTCTTCAGTTACCTGCGTGGCATTGAAGATTTTATTCAGAGCTTCTAGCTGCTCCTTGTTAATGGTTAGAAGTTCTTCCTCAATGCCGTCTCGTACTCCTTGGGCAAATTCGGGGTTCTTCATATCATCACCATGGGCATCAACCAATGGGACTGTTGTATCATATAATATCTGACCGAGGGATGTTTTTGCCGGTGCACTAGGATTTGGGTCAGCTTCGCGGGATGTTTTTGCCGGTGCACTAGGATTTGGGTCAGCTTCGCGGGATTTCTTAGGGGACTTCTCCTTCATCCCAAATTTAGAAACACCACTTTCCTTTTCTTTCTTCAGGTCGCTCAATTCTTTGGCGTCGTACCTGTCCAAGTCTGCGCCAGTTATACCAGAGTCTTTAAGTTCACGTTGCTTTGCTTCTAGGATATCTATCTTAGCTTGAAGCTTTTCATTCTTGTCGTAGAGGTCAGACGCCTTCTTAATAGCTCCTTCATCACCTTCCTCGGCTACAACATTCCTACCACCTTCAGTTCCAGCTAAAAGACCATGGGCGAACTTTGCTTTTGATTCAACCCTCTTTGCAGAAATTGCTTTCTTTTCCTTGATGGATTCAGACGCACCACCTAGGACTGTCCCCAATATTCCGCCGCCACTCTTAGCTGCCAAAATATCCAGAAGACCTTCTGGTGTGAGGGCTTGCTTTACAGAATCTACTTTACCCTTCACCATATCTTTGAGGGTGCCGAAACCACCCGGGGACTTCGTTTCTCCCTGAGGACGGTTCTTTGTCATGTCGAACCTATCCGCTAGCTTTTTGATAGCGTCGATCAACACCTCAGTTTGCTTGTGCTCAACGTCTAAGAGCTTCTTACTCTTTTCGCCAAGTTCCCCTCCGATAATAGTTTCGGTTGTTTTCTTTGCTACCATGTTATCCTCTATTCTGTAGACGCTGTCGTTCTTCTTCTAGATGTTGTAGGAGCAATGTCACGTAGATTTCTCTCTCATAAGGTAGCATATGGTCTAGATCTTGCATCTGGTATTTGTGGTGTTGCATCAGTGAAAAGTTTGTCTGGAAATGATTTTGCAATGTATCATGTGCCAGACAAATCAAAAAAAATCGTATAGACCCTTGAGTTCAGTTTCATTATCAGCCTTGCAATGCTTACACTTCCAACCGACCATCATGGTGATAGTTGGAATTTGCTCGATATACTTTTCCAGGAGTTTATACTGCTTACTGGTCAGGGTATTCAGGAATCCTAGGATGTCTTCTATGGAATCGTCCTTGGTGCTATGCGCCTCGGCGTCTGAGAATATTGTGTCGATACAAGCAGCTATGGTACGCTGACGAAGCATGTTTGGGTCTTTATCATCGAGGATTTCTAATACGTCGTCGATAGACGGGTGCTTCATCTGAATAGTCAATTTATCATGGACCTTTATCATCGAAGGCAAACCCTCTGTCATTTCAATCTTGCGAATGTCAAATGAAATCGCCGAAGGCATAGAACATTCATTACATGTGAATTCTAATGTAGAATCCTCACCGACAGACTTAGCACGAATATGAATGAACATATGCTCAATGTCGTATGGTGTGAATCGAACACCCGAATCGAATGTACAGTTCTTGATGATACTGACCAGCGTATGAAGCATAGTCGTTGTATCCTCAGATTCCTGGGCTGTCAATAGAGCGCGTTCTTCCTTGACAAAGAATGGGCGGAACTTGATTTTCTTACCAGTGGATGGTAGAGTACATTCATAGACTACAGTTGGGTTCAGTGCTGTTAGATTCATCATTTACCTTTCAAGAAATTGGATAACTCATCAGGAGTTCCCGTGAACATCACGTTGTTATGGGTTGTGTTGTTCTGCGTTGCGTTAACCTCAGCTGGCTTCATTTGAGCCCGGACTTTCTGTTGCTGATTATGTGTTTCCATGAGTTTAGAGTTTAGGTCAGCTGCAGTCGAAAGAAGGTTGGCAACAACCTCATAGGACTTTGGAGACTCAGACTCAATAGCAACGTGGATAGCATTCTCCAGTACATTGGTGGCTTGCTGAATCAAAGACTTCAGGTTAGCTCTAGCTTCATCGGCATCCCTGTCCACATCCTTATGTTCGGCAAGTATGACTGGGAGTTTAGCCGGTGGAACCGGTGTTATGTCGAATATATCTGAAATTGATTTGCTCATTGCGGACCTACCATATGTTGTACGGAACTGGAAGCAGACGATAGTTCATTACCCCGTCTGTTGAACACGTTCCCTAGAGTACTTAACGCTCCCCGCATGGCGTTGGTTGTACCAGGCATCATATTGACTGGAACTGTCGGTGAACCTGGATGCGTTCCTAGCTTATTGAATTGCTCCGATGCTCTGGCAAATTCTGCTCCTGTAGCTGCTAGGTTGGCACCAACCGATCCCAGTGCACCCGGAATACCGTTCAGTTGGGATACGACTTGCAGGCGACCTGCATTCTGTGCAAGGTCCGCGCTGATTTTACCGAGACCGTTCTTGATTCCCATACGGTTCAGTAGATTGCCAATAGAGCCAACGCTGCCCGCGACAGCACCTGTAGTTTGAGCCAATGCGTTAGCAGGAGCAGCGACAGAACTAGAAAGAGACCTACCCAATGCTCCGATGTTATTACCGAACGCCCCCATGCGGTCACCCAGAAGTTGGTTGCTCGCACCGAAATCCTGACCGAACGTAGTATAACCACCTTCAGCTGTTGGATAGTATGAGGTGATATTAGATGCACTTGTCAGAGATGCAACACTAAGACCTGCTCTACGGCAATCGACTCCCATCGTAGGACCCCATGTTGCCAGTTCAGAGCCGATATCGGTACCAAACCCGAAGTCTCCTGTAGGTGCACCACCACCCAATCTGTTGCCGATCTGTTCAGTGCGAGATTCTGGAAGTATAACCTTCATCTTCGCGGCATCCATTCTCTTGGAAATTTCACTCCTAGCTGTCATAATAACTTCATCGCGACCGATCGACTCAGCACCGAGAAGTTTCGATCTCCAATATTTGAATACCAATTGGACGTCGAGTTTCAGTACATCATGGCTGCTATAAGAAAGGGCGACATCGCTTATAGTCTTAGGATATGCTTCGTAGAGGGTGACCTCATAGACCTTATCATCTGCTCTGTCAAGAACGACTATCGTAATGTCCTTGACATAGTTCTTGTAATAGCCGACAGAGCGCGATATACGGTCGTAGACGGCATCTGTCCAGTTTTCAAACAGCGTCCTGGCTGAAAACTTGTTATCCAGATAGAAGGATAGGTTGATTGGTTGGTATGTGATACCGTAAGGAATATCAGTGACTTCACCCATTGTCCTTAGTTCTGATGTCATGATATTCACACCAGGTATGACAGCGGAATCGCAGAGAAGCCCTACACTCCGAGCATCACCAGACCCGTCCGGTATGATTACGTAGAAGTGTGAGCTAGTTGTAAGCCCAACCGTTCTTACATGAGTCAGGAAGTCCTGAAGTTTTGTTTCAGCCATTTACCAATTCCTTTTCTTAGCGGATTCTTGCCATACGGTTTGAGCGCTTGCTTTGGCAAATTTGTGAGTCGGCAACATCATAGCAGTTGCCCAGTCGTTCGGGTGGATCTTCAGGAATGGAGATTTCACATGATCGAACAGATATTGCTTGATACACGCCTGCGCTGGCGCGAGCTTTGATACACCCTGTATGACAGACCAGTGGAGCTGCATTTTCGTATTGTCGTTGAGCTTGGTGGCTTTACCGACCTTGATAAGTTCCCGGAACAATGCGAAGCGCAATGGATAGTCCAGATAGTGCATGTTCAGACCAACGAATGAGTCCGGTCCCTTGTTGATAGGGAATACCAATGGGAACATGTCGTAGTATGGGAGCGTCTTCTTACCCTTTGGCATGTAATAGTAGGAATACAACCCGGTCGGCACTAGGTTTGATACGAGCTTTGTGTTGCCCTGTTGCCTCAGCATAGCAGCTGGGCTGACCAAAGTTTTCTGCATATCACGGATTTGCTGGTCGAACCAGGCCTTGGAGCGTTTGACCTCCTTGATATCTATATGATAGAGTTGTAGTGCGCTTTCCATTTTAGACCTTGAGGTGTTTTTCTGTCATGATGAGTAATGCTATTGTTTCTTTACGGATACTATCCCAATCATCGCATATAGAAGATATGTAGGTGTCATAAGATACCCATTCTTCAAACTCACTATATTTTCCAAACGAATTACTGAGCCTCTTCTTAAAATCTTCATCTGATAATGATTGTATGAATCTAGATAGCCCAGATGAGATGGCTTGTTTGTGCACCTTTGATAGTATTTTACCAGTGGACGATACCTTCATCTTCTGAACACTGATTGGACATTTCATTGGATTATTCTTGATATTTCTTTCTGTCATTGCCTTAGAAGCGTTCAACTTAAATTCATCTGTTTGATAATGAGCTAAGCCAGCTTCATGTATCTGTTTACTTTTCAACCTACAAGCATCTTTAGTCGTTTGTTTTTGGAAATTATTCTTCCCATTTTTAGACATTTTCAATTGAGCTTCCCGTATCTTCATTGATCTATTGATCTCTATGCATTTTGAAGATTCGCAAGTTTCGGAACGGGTCATATTCCATGTTGTAACATTTACATTATTCAACATACAAATCGGACATTTGTCGTCACAACCGTCGACGTAGAAATAATCTTTTATAGATTGGACTTGATGTACAACTTTAATATGCCTGAGCATGCTCCCATTGATCGTTGGGAGTTCGATCTGACACAATTTACAGATCATGACGCGACCTTCTTTTTCCTTGCAATACCCAATGAATATTCATCCATTACGATAAATTCTATGTTTTGCTTCGCACAAAATGCTTCTGCCGCCCGCCATTTCGATTGATTTACTGAATAGGTTTTCATTTCTGTTATATATCGTTTCGTTATCTTACTTGGGCGCTTCGGGATAAATCGCTCTTTGTGCGGCTTTATCTCGACCATGTACTTCTTTACTTGACCGGAGTTATTCTGAACAATCATTAGGAAGTCTGGGAAGTAGCGATGCATCTTCTTATCAACCTCGCTGAAGTATGGTATCGCCAGCTCTTCCGAACCATACTTCAAGACCTGAGGATTCATATCCGCGAAATTCAAAAACTTCAATTCCCAGCCAGATCTGTAGAAAATCTGATTTACGTCGCCTATGTACTTTTCCGGATTCTTCGGTTTCCAAAACCCCTGCCTGTAGTTGTATGCCATGAGCTAAATAATGTGAATAACCTATTTAGCCATATGCCAACAACATTCGATTCGACGTTTGACAAAGAGCCCGGGAAGTCGTATACGATCAGCCGGTTCACTTACCCGGAACATTTGGTTGCTGGAGAAGAATTCAATGGGAATAAAGTCCTATTCTTCATAAATGTGAGCTCCAATGGTCAGTACTCAGGTCAACAGGCTGGGAGTGCAGGTCCCGCCGAGTTCGCCATGTACGACCTCGTCCAGAGCGATGTGAATTCTAAATCTGGTAATGCAGCTCTAAAACAGTTCGAGAAACTAACACCAGGTCTGAATCTTACATCAGCAACAACCAAACGTCTTTCAGCCGCGATAGCTCTATACATGCCGAATTCTATCATGCAGGGTACAAGCGTTGGCTGGGGAGAGGAAGATTACACGACAGATGATGCGTCGAAATATCTAGCATCCTTCGGTAAAGCCGCCGAAGGCGACGCTGGTGGAGCGGCTAGAGCATTCGGGACCGGTCTTGCAGCTCAGATGTTGCGTGGATCAAATCGTGTGCAGCAGGCTGCTAGGATAACCCCAGGCAATAGCTCAGCAGAACTCCTGTTCAAGAACGTGGACTTTAGAACATTCGAATTCAGTTATATGTTCGCCCCTAAGAGTTCCGCTGAAGCTCGAAATGTTATGAACATTATCCGTATGTTCAAACATCATATGCTACCAGAGTTCAAGGACTCGGCTAAATTCCTATACATATTCCCTTCCGAATTCACGGTGAGATACTACAAGGGCAGTGATGAGAATAAGTTCATCGAACGGCAGCTGACTTCTGTCCTAACCTCCGTTAGAATAAACTACACGCCGAACGACCAATTCTCAGCGTTTGAAGACGGTATGCCTCAACAGATTCAGATGACACTATCATTCAAGGAGCTTGGACTGCCTACCAAGGAGTCTGCTCCATATAATGCTCAGGGGACATAATGTATTTCTCCAATTTCCCAAAGATCACCTATGCATTCAAGATAGGTAATACGGCACAGCTCAGAATTGTCCGGGACATCGTTGCCAATGTGCGCGCTCGTAAGGACCTACTCGGTTCGATTACAATCTACGATGAATACGATATCCAGGAAGGTGAAACGCCAGAAAAGATCGCCAACAAATTCTATGGCAATCCAAATTATCACTGGGTTATCATGTTGATTAATGAACGATACAACATGATCGAAGATTTCCCTCTAAGCGAGCAGGACTTTGAATCATATATCACCCAGAAGTATGGTGATAACCCTGCCACTCGATATGAACAACACACATACTTCGGGTCGCTGCATTATGAAACACCAGATGGTCAGATCGTAGATAGCGACAATGAATTAGCTCAGCCAGTGAGCAATTATGACTACGAGCTTCACCTGAATGAATCAAAAAGAAGGATCAAATTAGTCAGCGCGCGATATATCGACCAGATCGCAGATGAGCTGGAAGCACTATTTGTGAGTTCGACTTAATGGAAAAACTCACCCATGCAGGTCAGGTTGAATTCAGGCAATGTATCATATCAAAGCCTAGTGGAGACGCGCTGGATATTATCCACCATGTAGATTCTATTACGATCTACGAGGATATGTTTTCACCGTTCATCACTGGTCGGCTGACTGTCCGCGATACTCTAGATCTACCAAATATGATGGGTCGTTCAGGTAGGGATACACTGACAATTGATATATGGACACCAACGATTGATAAATCCCAGCATCTTAAGGGGACATTCGTAATCTATAAGATGGCTGAGCGTGAGCAGGTCAAGGACAGGACACAGGTCTACAACTTCTTCTTTGCATCATCTGAGCTATTCTCGGATATCAACACACATATTTCCAGGAAGATGCAGGGGACCGGAGACGACATAATCGGAGGGTTATTGAAGTCCGATCTAAAGACCGATAAGAAGTTCACACCATCCGGGTCCTCAAATAACATTGAATATGTCTCAAACTTCTGGACCCCATCGAAGAACATTGTATATGTGGCTGAGCATACTGTTGGTAAAGATAAGACTCCATCATGTTTATTCTATGAAAACCGGGATGGCTTCAATTTCCGTGAGGTCACATCGTTCGTGGATGATCAGAATTTCATGCAAAAATTCTACCAGTCCGACTACGTCGCCGATGTCAAATCTGGTGGTGTATATTCCGCTGGTGATATCACTCGAGATGTATTGAAAAGTTACACCAAGGTCCTGGCTGTTAGAGTAGACACATCATTTGACTTCTTCAAGGACTATCTCGATGGGACATTGACTAGTCGCTTGTACAGCGCAGATCCTATCACCAAGAAAATCCGTTGGGTCAACTTCGACATCGTCAAGGATAAGGTATCCACGATGAATAAGTCTAGGCTCTACACAGACGATTCTATCCAAACACTGAATCCGGTCATCATGAGCATGAATAGAGGATATGGTACTTTTGGTATGAATGAGCCAAGTAACTACTCTATAATCCAGAAAAGAAACAGCTCTATCAGATTGTTCCAAGCTTCTAAGATCGAGATTGATGTGTCCGGAAGGACAGACTATACTGTCGGCAGGAAAGTCTTTGTTAGCTTCAATCAGATGAGAGAGATTGTCAAGGAAGAATCCAACGCCAGCATTCTTGACCGCCTGAACAGCGGCAACTTCATTGTGACTGCGGTGGCTCACCATATCACCCGCGAAAAACATGAGTGCACATTAGAGCTATGTAAAGAAAGCAGTATGCTAGCATGAACGGAATACATTTTGGAGTCGTCGAAGACCGCCTAACTGACCCGCTGAAAATCGGTCGGTGTAAGGTTCGCATTTCTGGCATTCACACCGAGGATAAGCAACTTCTTCCTACCGATAGTCTACCATGGGCTATCGTGATGCAACCGACAACCTCGGCTGCCAATTCAGGCATCGGTCAATCCCCTACAGGTATCGTCGAGGGAACCTGGGTTATGATCGTGTTCCGCGATGAATTTAACCAGTTCCCAGTCATCATCGGAACACTCCCTGGCGTACCGACAAAAGAAGAATCCCCTGCAAAGGAAGGCGCGGTTGTACGCTCGGGTGATGGGACGGTCTGGAAAGATTCGTCCGGTTCACCTATTTCCACCGGCTACGCGGAAGATTCTACTGTCAAGCAGGATACGGCTGCTACAGAACCAAAGAAACCTTCAGCTCTTAGTATGTCCGAGAATGGCTACAAAGAACTGCGAGAAAGCGAAGCATTATCTTCTCTGACCAAGGGTAAGAACAAAAGAGGCTCTGAGTCTACTCCTTCCAGCACAAAGATATACAGCTATCAGGACTCAACAGGTGTCTGGACTATCGGGTGGGGCAACACAATCCTCTCTGATGGAAGTCGCGTTGATGCGGACACAAGCTTCACCAAGGCTGAGGCTGATGCTCTCCTGAAAGAACGTGTCACTAACGATTACGAGAAGTCTACTCGCAGGCTAGTCAAGGTTCCACTGACCCAAAGTATGTTCGACGCATGTACGTCCATGATATACAATATGGGCGCATCAAACTTCAAGAACTCTGATTTCCTCGCTCGCCTGAACGCTGGCAAGTATGAGGTCGCCGCGTCCACCATCCCATTGACACTCGTCTCTGTACCTGGTGTTTACAATAGGCGCGTGAAGGAAAAGACCCTGTTCATGAAAGACGGGATCCCTCAGGATGATGGAAGCGTCAAGGAATTGCCTAAGGAAGCGCCAGTTGTTGATGATAAGTCTGACAATCCGGTTGTTCAGATTATCCCATCTAAGGATCCTAATAAAGTTCCACCGGGTGGCGAAGTTGGATTCAAAGACCCAGCTCAGAAGTATCCGAAGTTCCTGGATGAACCGGACACGAACCGGTTGGCTCGCCATGATAAAATCGACGGAACGGTTGTTTACAAGAAGGAAGCAGCCAGAGCGAAGAAGGTCAAGACTGCCAAGGAAGGTGAAACCTGGGATCAGCCTAAGATACCTTACAACGCCAAGTATCCATACAATCAGGTCTATTCCAGTGAGTCTGGTCACCTGCAGGAGTTCGATGATACTGAAGGAAACGAACGTATCCATACGTATCACAAGAGCGGCACATTCACCGAAGTTGATAAGAACGGGACCATGGTCCGTAGGATTGTAGGCGATGCGTTTGACATATACGAGCGCAATGGCAATGTGGTCATTAGAGGTAAGTGCAACATCACAGTCGAAGGTGATGCTCAGATTCGCGTAGAGCGAGATAGCATCGTGGAAACAGTCGGGGATATGAAAATCAGGGCTGGTCGCGATCTTGAGATTGCAGTTGGTAGGAAGTTCCGCGTGCTGGTCGGTAATGATAGGTACATGGAAGAACCGGAATGGGCTAGATTCTCAGTTGACACTGGTAATCCTATTAAGTCTGGTCGCGTCGACTTCAACAACGGCGACGGATTCTACATCAAACATAACGAAGAAGAACGCCCAGAGGAAAAGAAATTTGAGGAACTCCAGGTGCCTAATAGAAACACGGAATCAGATTCTAACTATGAGACTCCAGAGGAAGGTGCGAATACAGACTTCATCGAGAAGCAAGTTGCTGAAGGTAAGATCGATGAAGCCGATGCAGTGCCTACAAAGCCAACACCTGAAACGACTAAAGAAGAAGTTGAAGCTGTCAAGAAGCAACCTGCTCCTGTTATCAAGCCAGGGTGTGATCTGATATTCAAAGAAACCAATTTCACCAGAGCATATAAGCTAACCGACATATCTACATTGGGTGATACACTAGGATCTGGTCGTTCGGGCATCCCATCAGGTGTGAACTATGGAATGACGGCTCCTGAAATTATCTGTAATCTCAAGCAACTCACGGAGAACGTTCTAGACCCTATCCGCAAGCGTTATCCTAACATGAAGGTTACGAGCGCGTGGCGTAGTCAGTCTGTCAATGATTCTGCAGGCGGCTCGAAGACCTCAGATCACCTATTCGGTCAAGCAGCTGATATTGTGTTCGATGGTATGACCCGCGAAGATCATTACAGAATCGTTCAGGATATTCAGAAGATGCTCCCTGCGTACAATCAGCTCATCCTGGAGTACAAAGGTTCATCCACCTGGATTCACGTTTCCTATAAGAGCAGTGGCAATAAGACACAAGCCTTCACCATGGACGCTGCAAGGAATAAGACAATCAAGGCTAACGGGTTCATTCTAGTATGAAATCAAGAGCTGTAACACGCCTTGGTGACCTATGCACGGGTCATGGTAGATATCCTCCAAGACCGAATATTGAAGCCTCGGAGAACGTGTTTATCAATGGTCTTGGTGCTCACCGAGAGGGTGATAACTGGGCTGGGCATGATCATGGAGGCGTTCTGGCGCATGGCTCACCGACAGTCTTTGTGAACGGGAAGGCCCTGGCTAGGATCGGTGACCCAGTATCATGTGGGTCTGTGTCTGCCCAGGGTAGTTCTAACGTTTTTTCTGGATGACGACTAAATAGCATATGGCTCGCAACACAAGAATTTACACCGACATAGACGCTGCTTTTGGCGCGCATCCGATTTCTGGTGACTTAGTCATTAGAACAGATGAACGCGCTGTTAAGTTCGCTGTTAAGGCACTCGTTCTGACAGTCAACTACGAAAGAGCGTTCCACCCAGAAATTGGAACTCCAGTCAAACATCTCCTGTTCGAAAACTTCGATGATGTGACGGTTATCCTCTTGAAAGAGTCTATCGCCAACGTCATTTCTAACTATGAGCCGAGAGTTGACCTGTTAGACGTTTTCGTAGACCCGAAGTACGATAACAACGCGATTGATATCACCATAACCTTCGCGCTTAAGAACACCAATAAGCCGCTAGAAGTGAACGTAACACTGGAAAGAACGAGATGAAGCAAATACTTGTAGATGAACTAGACTTCGACTCTATCAAGAACAATATCAAGATATTCCTGAGAGGTCAGACCGAATTTGACGGATACGACTTCGAGGGAAGTGCTCTGACAATCCTTCTTGACATCCTTGCATACAATACCCATTACAACCTGCTCTATACGAACCTTGCGGTCAATGAGGCGTTCCTTGATAGCGCAAGTAAGCGTTCAAGTGTCGTTTCATTGGCAAAGGCTATCGGTTATACAGCGAAGTCAGTGCGTTCTGCTCGTGCGACACTATCAATTGAGGTCACTCTGCCGCCAGGAGAAAGTCCAGCGACACTGACTATCCCTTCTGGTACAGTATTTGCAACTGGCGGTGACCCAACGTTCTACTTCACCACCGCGACAGATTATACAGCCCACCTCGTTGCTGGCGTCTATGAGTTTGATGGTGTTGTTGTCATCGAAGGAACTGCGCTCACGAAAGCCTATACAGCGGGGAATGGTATCAACAATTACGTGATCCCGTCGAATGTCGTGGATACTTCTACACTGAAAGTCACAGTTCGCGAAAGCACTCTTAGTTCAAGCTCAGTGAATTTCAGATACATCGACGATCTTTTGAATATCACAGGCATCGACGATATCTACTTCTTGAAGCAACGTGAAGATCAGCTCTATGAAGTGTTCTTCGGTAATGGCTTCATCGGTAAGGAAGTTGTCTCGGGGAACGTTGTCCACCTCAATTACCTGGCTTCTGCTGGGTCGGCTCCTAATGGCGCCAGCTATTTCACCTATCAGAGCGGTTGGCGTTCTGATGTTGGTTTCACTATCACCGCGACACAATCGGCTTATGGTGGTTCGGCGGAAGAGGATATCGAGAGCGTTCGATTCAACGCTCCGCGCGCGTGGATAAGCCAAAACCGGGCTGTCACCGCTGAAGACTACGAAGTTATCCTCAAGTCGAAGTATCCGAATATCGAGTCAATTCATGCTTGGGGTGGGCAGGATAATGTACCGAAGGTCTATGGTAAGGTATTCATCTCAGCCAAACCTTTCAATGGTGAAATTTTTAGTGTAGCAGATAAAGCCGATATGCTTTCTACACTCCTTCTTCGCCGTGGCGTTGTTTCAGTTATCCCCGAGTTCCAAGACCCAGACTACCTGAACGTGGAGCTATCAGGAGCGGTCTATTACAATACGAATATCGCCAGGTTCACCAGCGGTCAGATTCAGACGAACGTTCGCAATACGATCTTGAGCTATGCCGCCACACTGAACAAGTTTGACAGCGTTTTCCGCTTCTCGAAACTGTCCGGTATCATAGATGACGCCGATGAAAGTATCACCAGCAATGCCATGAAACTCCGCGTTCGCTTACCGATGACTCCTCAGTACACACTGAACAGCCGTTATACCAAGACCACAAACAACCCGTTCTCGATCGTACAGGGTGGTGGTTCATTCTACTCTACACGATTCTTCATTCTCGGTATCACCAACCGTTGTTATATCAAGGACGATGGGTCAGGAAATCTGAAACTATACAGCGAAGACGCCGGTGGTGTCGCTACATTCATCAGGAACGTTGGCACGGTTGACTATACATTGGGTAAGTGGGATATTCCATCACTTATCATTGATAGCCTCTATGACTCACTCCTGGAGTTCGTGTTCTACCCTCTGAGCAACGACGTCGTGAGCAACCGGAATATGATTGTCACAATCCGTGCTGACCTGCTGACTCTGAACACTATATCTGATAAGATAGCATCCGGTGAAGCGCGTGGCGGAACTGGTTTCATATTTTCGTCATCTAGGTAATTCATGGATACGACTAAACTCAAGCTCCTCATAACGGAACAATTCCCGGAATTCTACCGGGAAGAGTACCCACAGTTCATCGAGTTCGTAAAGAAATACTACGAATATCTGGAGTCTACGAATTCAGGTAAGGTCGGTAGCATAAAGGACCTGGATAATACACTAGATCTGTTCATCACATACCTGAAGAATGATCTGGCTAAGAATATTCCAGAGTTCGGTAAGCTCGATGATAGAAGCTTCCTGAGGTTCGCCAAGGAATTCTACACAAGCCGTGGTTCGGAAGACAGCTATCGCTTCCTGTTCCGGGCTATGTTCGGCAAAGAAGTCGATATTTTCTATCCATCAACGGTTATCCTTAGAGCTTCAGACGGTCGATGGGAACAGGACCTTTCCATTAGAATTTTCGTGTCGGTCGGTACTGCATACGATGTTAGTGGTTTAGCCGGAAACAAGCTAACTATCACGAATGAATTCGGACGTGCCACGACAATCTTGGTCTTGAAGGTCAAGGAGATTGCAACCGATCTATATGAATTGTTCATTGATAGGTTCTTCTCCGGGACAGTTGCTATTGGTAACAGTGTATCATATTCCTCACTGAATGTCACAATTTCTGGTGTAGTATCAGAGGGTGCTTCTACGGTCAGTGTGGTAGAGCCTGGGGCTGGCTTTATCGCTGGGTCTTTCTTTGAGGTCACCGGTTCCACCAACCTAAAGCTTCGCGCGAGTAAAGTTGATCAGACAGGTGCAATACTCAAGTCGGAAATTATTGCACCTGGTAATGGATTCAGTGCAGTAACGTATGCGTTGATAGAACAATCCAGCCGGGCTGCTCTTGCAGTTAGCACGACTCTAATGACCGCAACTGGTAATCAAGCTGTGGTTCAGATTAATCCAGGACCACTTCTAAAGTATCCTGGGTTCTACAGTAGCTCAAATGGGTTCCTGAGTGATGCGATGTATCTTCAGGACAACGATTACTATCAAGCCTTCTCATATGTCATTAAACTAGATGAGCAACTATCATCCTATAAGACAGCCGTAAAGAAACTGCTGCATCCAGATGGTATGGCACTATGGGGTCAGTTCGACGTCAGTAATGAATTCAACATTACGATGTCCATATCTGAAACGATATCTCCACTGATTCAAGCACTCTTTGATACAGTCTCGATTACCGACGAATTGTTGTCAATAAATACAACTAAGGGTCTTGAAGAAACGTTGACTATCACCGATGAGCTGACATTCAACCTGACAAGACCTATAACCGAAACCGTAACATTGTCGGATTCAGGTTCTATCGAAGTGCAAACCGCACAGACATATGCCTCCGGCACCTACTTTGCTGAAACTTATGCGAAGGGCGCTCCTTCTACAACCCGAACCTGGTAACATCATGGCACAACTAAACGACTCAATCAAAATCACCGGCGAAGTTACTATCCAGCACTTCGATCAAATGGGCAGTCTACTGGAAACCCGTAAGGTCAAGAACCTCGTCGTGACGAGTGGTCGGGCTTGGGTTGCTAGTAGAATTTCATCAGCAGGTGCAACTGCAGCAGGATTCCTAGGAGTTGGTACAGGCGCAACTGCAGCAGCCCTCGGTAACACCGCTCTGGAAACTCCACTCGGAGCTCGTATTGCGAGCAACGGTGGTATCGCAGCCGGTGCAGTGGTTACGTTCACAACGACCATCGCTGCTGGAATTGCAACTGGTGCGCTCACAGAAGCTGGTCTATTCGACGCTATCAGCGCAGGGACTATGATCGCTCGGGTAACTTTCGGGACCCTAACTAAAGCAGTGGGTGATACGGTTGTGATTTCTTGGGCGATCACCGCAGCTTAACAAGGTAGAATAATGGCATACATCGGCATACAACCTAAAGCGGGAACATACGATAAGCTCGATGATATCGGCGCATCATTCAATGGTTCCACCACAACGTTCAACCTGACAGTTGGTGCGATCGCAGTCAACGCTGGGACAGCAACGAACTGCATCATTGCATTGAACGGTGCTCTTAAGACCCCAGACACTGATTATACAATTAACGTCAACCAGATTACCTTCGCGGTCGCTCCTGGCAACGGTGTATTGTTCTCCGGTGTTGTTCTCGGTTCTGTTATGCCAGTCGGTATCGCGACACCCAATGATGGAACTATCACCACAGCAAAACTGAACGCGAGCTTGTTAGTTCCTGGCTCTAATGGTGGTACGGGAGTTGTAAACTCCGGTAGGACTATCACACTGGGTGGAAATATTACGACCGGCGCTGCTCTTACGACAGTTGGCGCGTTTTCTACAGCGGGTGCTTTCAGTACAACCGGTGCATTTACCGCAGCACTCGGATTCACCGCTAACACAACCGTTACATTCCCAACATCTGGGACTTTATTTTCTACGGCCGCTGCAATCGGTGCGACAAATGGAGGAACTGGTCAAACTGTCTATGCAGTTGGTGATCTTGTTCAAGCTAATACAACAACTACATTAAATCGTTTACCTTCCGCCGTAACTGGTAATGCACTCATATCCGGTGGTTCTGGCACAGTATCCTCATGGGGTAAGGTTGGTCTAACAACACATGTATCAGGTATTCTACCTTCAGCCAACGGTGGGACTGGTACGGCATTCTTCGGCGTGAGCGGTCCAACCGCGCTGCGTTCCTATGCTCTCCCAGACGTATCAACGACTATCCTCACGACAAATGCTTCCATCACGCCTGGGCAGGGTGGTACAGGTCTGACGACATATACGACAGGTGAACTTCTACAGGCTACTTCGACCAACGTATTGGGCAAATTAGCAGCTGTTGTTACGGGCAACGTTCTTATCTCCGGTGGTGCGAGCACAGCTTCAAGTTGGGGTAAAGTCGGTCTAACAACTCATGTATCTGGTATACTTCCTGTGGCGAACGGCGGAACTAACTCAGCTTTCTTTGGGATAGCAGGTCCTACAGTTGCTAGGACATATACGTTCCCTGATGCCAACGCAACTATCCTAACGACAAACTCGGCAGTCTTGCCAACCCAAGGTGGCACAGGTCAGACCACGGTTGCCGTGGGTGAACTCTTCGTCGGCGCAGCTGCTAATACAACCACCAAGCTGGCTGCAGGTACGACTGGTTATTATCTAAGAGCGGCTGGCGCAGTGAGTCCAGTATGGGCTCAGAGAACAGTAGAATTCCAGATGTTTAACAAAGGAGTTGCTCCAGCGTCTGGCGTTGTCATGGATGGAATCGCAGTCACTGAAGCTTGTGTCATCCCAATTAACTGTTCAACTTCGAAGGCTCTTTCAAGAGTTAACTCGACTGCTGCTGTAACTTGGAACATTCGAAAGGCAACCTCTGCAAACCCACCAACACTTTCTACCATCGGGACGGTTGTCTGGGGCGTCGGAGCAGCAATCGCAACCTTCACTACAACGGGTGGTACAACACAATCTCTGGCAGTCGGTGAGATGATCTACCTAGAAACATCAGCAGCTTCAGATGCGACACTCGCAGACGTTGCAGTTACTATCTTTGCGAATGTGACCTAAAATGACTTCAGTAACAAAGCATAGGCTTCGCCAGGCTGCTGTAAAGGCAGTCTTCAATGAGATTGTCACCAAGCAGGCTCGCTATTACTATTTCCTGGGTAAGACGGACAGTTTCGCCTCTGAGCCTGAAACTCCCCTGTCGTCGGTAGAATATGAATCTAAGACGCGTAGGAATATTCTCCTGATGAAGCTTATCAAGCCTTCGGATATTTCCCTGGTAATTCCTAGAAACGACTGGACATTTAACACAGTCTATGATCAGTACGATGTCAAGGTAGATGATGGCAATCAAAATACATATGCTATGGTTATTGGAACCTACGATGTATACAAGTGCCTAGACAACAATAACGGTGCTGCTTCTACTGTCCAGCCTTCTGGTAGAGAATCAGATGCGTTTACTACGCTCGACGGTTATAAGTGGAAGTTTCTTTATAACGTGCCACTAGGGTTGCGCGCCAAGTTCCTGACTATCGGTCATATGCCAGTTGCCAATTCACTGAACGCTAGATTCTTTTCTAACGGTTCCATCGAGAACCTTATCATCGAAAATGCAGGTTCAGGTTATGTTCAGGGGTCATCTTCATTGGTGGTTACAGGAGACGGCACAGGTGCTGACCTATCACCTATCATCACATCAGGTCAGCTAACCGGCGTCACTATCAATTCTGCCGGTTCTGGTTACAGCTATGCTAACGTTGCTGTACAGGGTATCGGAACGGGTGCTGTAGTTGTGGTAGACCTATCCATAGGCGACGCAAATAATATTCAGGCTGTTATCGAGATGCTAGCAGTCCCAGGCTCTATTGATAGCATCGGCATCAGTACAGCGGGTACAGGATACAACTCAGCAACTGCTACTATCACTGGCGATGGTGTCGGGGCGACAGCTTCTGTTTCCGTGGCATCAGGTGGAATCGAGAAAGTCAATATGTTGACAATCGGTTCAGGATATACATTCGCAGACGTAACGATCATCGGCGACGGTACAGGCGCTGGGACGTATGCAAATATCAGCCCACCGTTGGGTCATGGTCACGATACACCGGCTGAACTATATGCTAGTTCAATCATGTTCTATAGCGACCTTTCTACTGAGAAATATGGTGGGATGGTGCTCTCAAACGACTATCGTCAAATGGGTATCATTCGCTCACCTAGGAATTTGGCTAATGGTACGAATATCACTGCGCCAGCTTCTTCTGCTTACTATGCATTGACTGCAGTATTTGATGCATCAGTTTTTCCTGTAGGGACGGTTGTTCAGAACGGAACCTCTACTCAGTTCACGGTGGCTGAAGTTATAACAGGAACAACTCAGGGTATGACCCTCTATTCTGCCACTGGAACGCCTGTAATTACTTCAGAAACCATGACAAAGGTCGGTGGATTGGGTGAACAGTTCGTAATAAATACCAGTGTTAAGCGGAGTCTAATCGACACTGGTATCGCATCACCTTGTTTCATCGCATATGGTACTATCGACCCATCAATCGTTAACGATGATATCCTTACAATCGGTACCAAAGAATTCATCGTGGTATCTAAGGATGTCACATTGGGTAAGATCATGCTCCTACCAATGAACGGTGGCATCGTCGCAGCAGGAAACGTATTGAATAAGATTATGGCTACTATCACTGTTGCTTCCATCACCGTCGACTCTGTAGACCAACCAAACGTCGATAAGAATTCTGGTGACATTATTTTCATTGACAATAGATCGGCGTTCACCCAAAGTGCTGAACAGGTCGTGACCTTCAGAACTGTAATCAACTTCTAAGCAGAAGAAAAACATGACACAAGACCTAAACATTCAGCCATACTACGACGACTTCGACGAAAACAAGAACTTCTACAAGATTCTGTTCAAGCCAGGGTTCGCTGTACAAGCTAGAGAACTGACGCAACTGCAGTCAATCCTACAGAACCAGATCAAGAAGTTCGGTAACCATGTATTCCAGCACGGCTCTGTGGTTATCCCTGGTAACTCAAGAGCGGATACCGCGTCCACTTATGTTCGTATTCAAGCTGTTGGTTTTGATGTTATGATCCTGGAAGGTCAGACTATCACTGGTACAAGCGGAGTTCGCGCGTATGTTCGTAAGGTCATTCCAGCATCAGGTGCTGATGCTGGTACGCTATATGTCGCCTACAATTCAGGTGGTACGAATGGGGAATCTGTATTCGGTGTCAACGAAGTCCTGACCAGCAGCACGACTTTCACGATGGTTACCACTGAATTCGCTGATGCTACTGGAACCGGTTCATTGGCATTCGTGAACGCAGGTGTCTATTATGTCAATGGTATCTTCGCGAGCGTTTCCTCACAGTCAATCGTAATCGACAAATATGGGAGTGCTCCTAACTGTCACGTGCTACTACAGATCACAGAATCTATCGTCGATTCAGATGCAGAGTCGACTCTCCTCGATCCTGCTCAGGGATCGTACAACTTCGCTGCGCCTGGTGCAGATCGTTTCAAACTGGCACTGACCCTCGTTTCTCTCCCATTGAATTCTGTAATCGGCGATGACTATGTCGAACTGATGAGATTTAATGAAGGTACTCTTGAAGAGCATTCACGATATCCGAAATACGCTGAACTGGCTAAATCTTTGGCTAGAAGGACTTACGATGAATCTGGAGACTACATTGTCTCCGGTCTAGACGTATCTGTACGTGAGCACCTGCGCTCTGGGATGAACGGTGGTCTATATGATGTACCCGACGGCGACGCTGCTAAGTTTGTCGTTTATGTGACTCCAGGCAAAGCATATATCCGCGGATTTGAGAATGAGATTATTTCTAAGCGGACAGTTGCACTGAACAAGGGTCGTTCAGTCGATCATATCGCCAACAAGACAAACGTTTCATTGAATCCTAAATTTGGTCAGTTCTTCTATGTGAATAACATGGTCGGGTTGCCAGATTTTAACCAACGCCATGCGATTACTCTCTGGAATTCAGTTCCTACGAACGGAGCTGCAACACAAATTGGAACCGCCAAGGTTCTCGCTCTAGACTACCATGAGCCAAACACGACGGATAGCAATGCGATCCACAAGCTGTACGTCACCGAAATGCAACTCAACAGTGGTGTGTTAATTAGTGACGTCAGTGGATATAAGTTCACCGGTGGAGTCCATGGGTCTGGTTCTGGACGTATTCTACACCTAATGAATGTACCGAATGGTGGTGTCGACTTCCAACTTGATGAAATAGTGAACGGTGCAAATGGTCGTTTGGCTAAAGTTGCTAAGTGGGCTCGATCTACTTCTGAACTGTTTATCTTCCGTGATAATGCAACAGTAGTCGGACCACAGCAGACCGACAAAATAGTTGGTGCCACTTCTACTGCAACTGGCGAAGTTACATCTGTGACATTCCTCGGTGGTAACCTATCAAATTCATCTGTTATACCTCTACCAGATCTAGCGACTTATCGTGTTCGTACTGCTACGAACACTCTGGATATGTCATACAAGGTGTACAAGCAACTGACTATCAACCTGGATGGGGCTGGTTTCGGGAGCGCGACAGTCACGGGTATGACAATTGACCCTAAAGAACAGGGTAACATGATTATCGTTGGACCAGCTGGTCTGTTCCCGATAAGCATTGCAACTGTCAGTGTTGATGGTCTTTCATTGACAATCAATGGCGGTCCAGCCTCTACGACTCTTAGCATTATCGTAGCAGCTACAAAGACGAATCAGGCTAACAAGTCCAAGACATATGTAGCCAGCTACAGCGAAGTTGGTATCACGCCTGCTAATTCTATCACCTTGGAAAAGGCTGACATTGAAAGCCTGGTGAGTATCATCGACTCGACCGATGGCGACGTAACGAATCGTTACACATTCGATAACGGTCAGCGCGACTATGCATATCTACGCGGATCATTGACTCTAACCGGCGCACTTCCATCTGGGACGCTGACCATCACTTACAATTACTTCTCTCATAGTGGTTCTGGTGACTACTTCTCGATTGATTCGTATGAGTCTTCAGGTATCCCAGATTACGCGAACAGAATTCCAACGTATGTGTCACAATCTGATGGGAAGCGTTACTTCCTAGGAGCATGCCTAGACTTCAGAACAAGAATCGGAGACAATGGTACTTACACGGCTCCAACGGCATCGCTAATTGACCTGGTGCAGGTAGATAGTCGTATCACAACATCGGTCCAATATTTCGTCCCACGTTACGATATTGTGACAATGAACAAGTCTGGTCAAATCGAAGTTGTCGGTGGTATCCCTAACGTGATTGCTAAAGTGCCGACGCTCCCTGAAGAATCTCTTTTGCTTGCGACCCTGTACATTCCAGCATACACACCTAAGATCAGGGATATCAAGGTAGTCGCTTCAGACAACCAGGGCTATACGATGAAGGAAATCTCCGGCATCGAGAAGCGTATCTACAATCTTGAACAGTATGCGTTGTTGACTCAATCGGAGCGTTCACTGGTTGAAAGCGATATCATTGATGCTGCTACGGGTCTATCACGCTACAAGTCAGGTTACTTGGTTGACACGTTTGACAATCCGGATATCATTGCTGATGTATTCAATCCAGAATTCTCTGTGACATATACGAACAACATGATTATCCCTAAGATAGAGACACATGATTGCACCATGTCTATCACTTCTAACACGGGGACTGTCACTGGTGGGTTCGTTACTCTACCATATACCGAGGTGACTTTCGCTAAGCAAGGTCTATCTAGTCGTGTCACGAACGTCAACCCGTTTGCAGTGTTCTCATGGATTGGTGCGATGTCTCTAATTCCTTCATCTGATAACTGGACAGAAACTGAAAACTTGGCGCCTATCTTCTTCTCGGAGACAAACGTTATCAGCCAGACAGTGGAAATTATCCGCCCATGGACAGGTGCAACAGCGCCAGTTTTAGCAGGTCCTATCATCACAACCGAGCCAGGTCAGGGTGGTTGGGGTAATGATTCACCAGATCCAGGCGGTGGCGGTTTCGGTCAAGACGCCCAGTCAGGTAATGGACTTGGTTCTACTTCTGATGACGGTGATAGCAATGCATTTGGCGGGTCTCCTACAAATGCTGATCAGGCTGGAACTACATCAGGTGGTGGCGGCGGCGGCGATAAGATCATCTGTACTGCAATGAATGAACTGTATGGTTTCGGCGGATTCCGTCAGAGCATCTGGTTGAAGTATTCTGAAACTCACATGACAAAGGCTCATGAAGTTGGATATCATACCTTGTTCTTACCGATGGTTTCGTTCGCATACAAGCAAGGCGATGGAATGGCTAACCGAATGGTCCGCTCTGTCCTCGAGCACGGTACGCGTCATAGGACCAAGGACATTCGCGCAGAACTCCGCGGTTCTAAGAGGGATACACTCGGTCGCTTTTACCGTTCAATCTTCGAGCCACTCTGCTATGCAGTTGGTTGGTTGAAGGGTCATAAGTAAGTCAATTCATAGGAATATTCAATGGCAACCAGAACAATCAGCAGGACAGACTTAGTCGGCGTCGCTGCAGTATCCTTTATCCGCCCGGTATCTATCGCATTTTCTGTGACAGATACCAAGCCAAACACGAAAATGTATCCGTTCTTTGATGGACGTCCTATCGACGACTTCATTACTCCAACGGGAGGCTCGATTGGTGGCGCACTCGTTACCAGTGCTTCCGGTACTCTATCGGGGACATTCCACCTGCCTCCTATGACGTTCAACACAGGACGTCGTGCTTTCAGGCTCCAGGAAGTCCCTGAATTTGAGAATAACAGCATCACTGGCAACACATACGGGTTCGCGGAAGCTGAATACACGACTGCTGGTATCCGGAACACGCTGCGCGAAACTATCACGACTATCACCGATGAAATTCGTACAACGTTCGTAGAAATAGCAGCGCCTGCTCCTGCACCATGGGCGTGGAGCGGCAACTTATTCGAACAGGATAGGGGTGGCAATGGCCCGGGTGACCCATTAGCTCAATCGTTCTTCACCTATGGAATGAAGGGTGGTATGTTTGTAACAAGCATTGACCTATTCTTCCAAACCAAAGATGTTAACATTCCTGTTGTCGTAGAAATTCGTGAGTTGGTCAATGGTACACCGGGTTCACGCCTGGCGACCCCATTCTCAAGAAAGTCGCTACCACCTTCAGCTGTCAACCTATCAAATGACGCTCTAGCAGCAACAACATTCACCTTCCCAAGCCCTGTATATCTAGCAGAAGATAAGGACTGGTGCTTCGTTATTCTATCAAACTCTAACAGCTACAACTGCTGGACAGCCAAGATATCCGAAAGAAGCGTTGAGACGGGCGCTATCATATTTGATCAACCGTTCATTGGATCATTGTTCAAATCTGAGAACAATATCACCTGGACAGCGGAACAGTTTGAGGACATCAAGTTCACTATCAAGCGCGCAAAGTTTGTCACTAGCAGCCCTGCTACTATCACATACGCAGCGAACACAAATTCAGTGCTGGTATTCGGTACTCAAATGTCTGTGACCTCAGGAAGCCCTGTTGTCACATTCGAATCAGAAAACCAGCATGGTCTACGGACAGGTGATTACATTTCACTGACAGCATTGCCTAATGGTGTGTATCGAGGAATCACTGCAGTGAACCTGACAGGTAACTTTGTCGTCACAAAGCTATCAGACTACAAAATCACGTTCATCGCTGGATCAAATGCTACTTCTACTGGAACCTTGGCTACAGCCGGTCTGGTCAATGAGGTTGTTGTAGATAATGGTGGGAGTAACTATGCAGCGCCTGTTCTGACATTCACTGGTTCGGGTACAGGCGCGGCTGCTACTGCGACTTTACTGAACGGTTCTATCGTCGGTATCACAATGACCAATAAGGGAACGGGATACCTATCAGCTCCTTCATTGACGATCACCGATGCAACTGGAACTGGTGTAGTATTCGCTGTTATCGCAGAAGCCATGTTAGCAATTGCAATGAACAATTCAGCTCACGTGTACCGTCCTAATGTCACCAATGCCACATTACCAGATACTAAAATCAGTACGACTATTCGCATCACCGACAATCAGTATGGTGTGGGTCAGCCGATTCCAATCGTACTGGATAAATCACACATTGCTAAGAAGAGCAGCCTGGTGGTAAACAGCTTCAATGAGCTGACATATCTTCCGGGTCTTAAGTCATCTCAGGTTGTAGTTTCTCTATCTTCTACGAATGATAACACCAGCCCTATCGTTTCTGTCAATGAGCCAGGAAGGTTGCAGACTACTGCATATGTCATCAATAACCAAACATCTGCAGAGGACCTAACAGCTGTTTATGGTAGTTCTGGCGTTGCTACAATCACTGTCACCGCTGGTGGCTCTGGGTATGGTGCTCCTACGGTTGTCATCGGACCACCAGATTTTAGCTGGGGCACACAAGCGACTGCAACTGCTGTAATGGGCGCGGGCGCTGTCGCCTCCATTACTGTAACAGTTCCTGGATCTGGATATATCTCTCGACCTTCTGTGACGATCGTTGGTGCCAACACAACCCCAGCAGCAGCGCAGGCTGTGATGAATCCTTTCAATACAGAACTGCTCCCAACTGGTGGGACTGCTTATTCTAAGTATCTAACCAAGCCTATCACCCTACAAACTGTCAGCAAGGGTGTTCGACTGTTCGTGACTGCAAGCTCAACATTCGAGACTGCATTCGATGTGTATATCCGCACATCCCTGGCATCGTCTGGAATTGCCCATAAGACACTCGGATGGTCGAAACTTGAATGTGATACCGAAACCAATCTATCTAAGAATTCTGCACAGTTCCTAGATTACACGTTCAACCTGGACGGTATCCCTGAGTTCGACGTCTATGATCTAAAGATTGTCATGCGTTCCACCAACGCGGCTATCATCCCTAGGATTAGCAATTATCGTACCATTATCATTGCAACATGAAGCAGGTCCTTGATACTTCTAACCACCCTATCATCGGTCTTTTCAGGAGCCCCGATGGTGGGTTGGTTGTTAAAAACGACAAAGCTCTTCAGCTAAAGGTGGCTGAACGTGATAGGGTTGTTAGGATCCAAAACCAAGTGGATGCCCTAAATAAAGAGGTATCCGACCTAAGACAAATGTTTCAACAACTGATTGATAAAAATGGCAACACCTCCTAATCTTCTATTCAGGGCGTCCACCACGCCAACTGTACCTGTTACAGTTTCTTCCAAGGGATCGGCTCTAACAAACGATGAGATTGATGGTAACTTCAAGTCAATCTCCAATTACGTCGCAACAGCAGCCGACAATGCAGCCGCAGCTGCAGTTGCTATGGCAATTGCATTAGGCTAAAGGATAAACATGGCATCAATATTCAAATCAGACGTTGCAGCGGCAATCGGTATTACTCCGGTCACATTAAAGACGTCTACGAAGCAAACGACTATCATCGGTCTTTCGGTCTGCAACGTTTCCGGAGCAAGCGTCAATGTTGACGTCAAGGTCTGGAAGGGCGGCTCGACGCAAATTTTCGTTGTAAAGAGCGTTCCAGTTCCTGTCGGCGGAACGCTCGTGGTTATCGGCGGTGACCAAAAGGTTGTCCTTGAAAATACCGATCTGTTGAAGGTTAACTCGGATACCGCTGCATCGCTTGATGTTGTCTGCAGCTATCTGGAGATTGATTAATGTCTTACCTTGGTACTGATCCTAATTCACAGGGTGCAAATCAGGTCACGAATCTGTTCAGTGGGAACGGTTCGCAGACAGCTTTCACCTTGTCAGCTGCGCCATCGAGCGCAAACAACTGTGACGTCTCTATATCCGGGGTGGTTCGGGTTCCAGGACAAAACTTCAC